TAACATCTCTGCATCACGAAGTTCTGTAAAGTGATTATCACGAACATAATCAACAACAATATCATTCTTCATTGTATCCCAATCTTCTTGAGTTACAATGCCTTTGAGAATGAGTTGTTTTCTTAGAATATCATAAAAAAGATGAGCAAATCTACGACGAACACGATCAATAAACTTTTGGAATTTAAGTTCATCACGCGACACTTCGGTAGATCTGCCAAGGCTAAATTGAGCTTCTTGTTCCAAACGATTAATTGGAACATTCAATGAACGATACAATCTTTTTTGAAAATAGATGATATCATCGATCTGGCCAAGATTCTCACCACCCGGAAGTGTGGAGATCTCAGTACCACGACCACCTTCACGTCTTGGAAGCCAAAAATCTTCGAGCATTGACATGTGTTTACGATCATCACGAATCTGACCAGTAGCTGCGTCATAGACAAGTTTATTTCTATAACGAGCCATGATATCTTTCATATATTGTTCAGCTTTACCACGAGGTAAGTTGCCGACGTCAATATAGAAGATACGGCGTTCTGGAGCACGTGCCAAACGGTAGATGACTAAAGAGTCTTCCATCATTCTTAATTGATTAATTGGCTTTAGTGCTTTATGGAGATACGACACCACTTTTTTACGAGATTCATCGAGCAAACCAGAAGTGCAATAAGAAATAGAATCAAGACTCATCTTGACTCCAGAATTCTGAGATGATCCCGGCTTTTCTTGATAGATGTAGTATTCATCTACTTTTTCAATAAGCTGAACACCGGTTTCTGGATCTTTTTTCTTTTTTACTTGTTTTACTTTTCTCATCTTAGCAGCATCGATAGGACGAATTTCCTGAATGCCTGCTTTTAGTTGAGATTCATTTACTACAAGATGGTGATATAATCTACCATCAATATACCATCTTCTAAAAATATCGTGGCCCAACTCGTTAAAGTTGAGCATGCTCACAATATTATCGAATTCTTCCTTAATTGTCTTTTTAATTTTATCGCTGACCTCGAGGTTATCCATATTGAGATCAACCGGTTGTTCTAATTCACTTCCAGCAATTGTTTCGCCAACAATATCTTCAATAGCTGCATCGACTTCAGGGTGCATAGAAACACCGCGATACTTCATAATTAAGTTATAATTATCTTTCGAATCATCGCCGTCTATATTAATATATTGTCCGTAATGAGTACCAGATGCAGTTACGTAACCCGCACCATCATCATCACGCGCTGGAACGATGGAAGGCTTTTTCTTAGGATCATCCTGTTCAGCCCTTTTAATTTCAAAACCAAATAATTTAAGAGATCGATCGTTCGCTGCCATTTATAAAATCCTTTTGAATAAAGAGAGGGCCAGACTTCCAGCCCTCTCTATATTTATTTAAGTTGTAGTAGCTGGATTCAAGCTATCATGATACTGATACTGGAAGGTTACGGTAAACCTTTCAATTTCATCAGTCGTTGCATAGCTAACATCGATTGGTGAAAGATCTGTTGGGAATGCACCTCTAAAGATGTATTCTTTTACAGAAGCACCTGCACGATCCAACTGTTCTACTTTTAAGTCTGCCTCGTATGCAATCGGTGAAGCTAACCCAGTGTTAGAGGAATGAGCATTAATCCCATTCATCCAACGCTCCATTGAGTTCCTCACTGCGAAGTCTGTGTCGTTGATGATAGTGACTGTCCATTCTGCGAATGTACGATCACCAGCCATCTTCAACTGACGTCCACGGAAAGGAACAACGATTAGACCCATAGTGGATCCAGGAAGCTGTGCTGCTTCACAGAGGAAAGATGTCAGTTCTGCATCTCCATCTGCATATGCTGGAAAGTTAATGGTCGCTTTGAATAGATTCGGTCTAGCGCCACCACCTCTCAGCTTGGACTTAAAGTCATCAACTCCTAATACTGCCATTTTCTTATCTCCTTAGCGCTATTAAACTGTGCCAACGACTTCTTCAAAGTCGACGCCAGTTCTAACCGCCACAAAGTTCAGAGTGACATAGTTGATTGACCGAGCCGGTTTGATGAAGATGTTAGCAATGAATTCGTTGCGATCAATGACTTCAGCTGTGTTGTTTGTTTCATCACAAACCACTCTAAAGTCGGTGATACCACGACGACCTTTTACTTCTCTCAATACTGGCTCAACAATATTGACAAACTCTGCTCTTGTAAATTCATCGTTGAATTCAAAGAGTACAGATTCTGCTGCTCTTGCGATCGCTCTTTCGAGGACCAAGAAGAGACGACGTACATTAATACGATCGAATGCAGAAGGTCTGCTGAGTTTTGTTTTATCGCCGAACAAGATTAAACCTGTTCCTGGAATACTCGTGACCGGGTTAACACCAGAGCGATACAGTGTATCTCTTTGCGCTTTAGTTGGTGTATACGGAATTGAAGTTACTCCAAGATACTGGCCTCGTCTTTGACCAGCAGGGGAGAACCAAGGTGCTCTATTGAGATCAGTGGCAGCCATAATTCCAGCTGTTGAAGAAGCAGCAGGAATATTAATGTACTGATCACTATACTTATCGTACACTTTCAAATAGTTACCATCGACAATAAGATACGAAGAATTAGTGAACGTATTTGCCGTTGTGGTAATATTTGTAGTGATTGTTGCTGCGTTGGTCTGTCCTACAACATCAGCTCTTGCAGGAGAAGCTACAACAACGCAATCTTTTCTGGTGTTTGAAGCAGTTGCTGTAAGATCATTGACCACTGTGGTTTGATCCGTGCGGCTTGTCATTCCTGGAGCAATCAAGAAATCTACTTCGACGATGTCTTTATCTTCAAAGAGATCATGCCCGGTAGCAAATTGAGATGCACCAAGTGCTCCTGAATTCACACCGTTTGATAGAGTAAATCTTGACACCGCAGTAGTTGCAAAAGTGTCTGCACTATCGATAGTTGTTCCTGCTCCTACAGCATTCAGATCTGAATCAAATCCTACCATGTAAACATATGAAGATCTATCGTTGATTACTTCTTTTACATAGTTGTTAGATCCATCTGTATTTTTTGCATTTGATCCAAGAGATACAAACGGATATGTTTCCAGAACTGTGCCGGCAGTACCTGTTAAAAGTCCACCTGCATCGATGACTGCTACATGAGCCTCATCAAAGGTGGCGGATCTGTTTTGAGCAAAGGTGCTTGTGCCAGGCGCTGCATCAAAATTATTCTTGTATGTCCATGCATCGAAGAGAGTGTCACTAGTGCTGTAGCCACAAACTTCTACTTTAATACTATTGCCTAATGCACCAGGATATCGAGAAACAAAAGTGTGAGAATCTGAATCTAATGCTGAAAGCTGAGCATCAAAATCATCTTTGTTCTTTACTAGTTCGCTAGGTGGTGTTGCTGAAGCTGTTTGGCCTACACTTGCCACGGCATTTTTAGCCGCCGAAGTGACTGTACGCACAACTTGAAGCGAATTTGAATAGCGTAAGAAATACGCTGCTGTATGGAAATCAACTGTGTTAGCAGAATCTGGAGAAGCAAATGTATCAACCAACTCGGCTTCATTTGCTACACTCATTCTCTGCTCAACAGGACCCCATCTAAAATTACCTATGATCGCGCCGGTAGTTGACTGGACATTAGGCACACCGCCAGTCAGATCTATTTCTTTGACGACAACCGCAGGAGATTCGGACGGTGTAAAAAGTGCCATTTTTTCTTCCTTCTCGGTTACTAATTATAAGCTAAAAACATAATACGGTTGTTCAATATACCATTATTTATAATAATTTAAAAATTAGGATCGTATTCGATAGCCCAATCGTTGTCGTTCTTCTGCTCTAATTGATCAATCATATCAGAAGCATCGTCAATAAAACCAAATGGTACGATATCATCTTCAATATCTCTCATTTGTTTTCTAAATAGCATATCTTTTAAATTAATATCTGTCATGTCACCAAAATATTGTGTAGAAGAGAAATAGCCAAACATCACCAGATTCATCATTAAGTCATCATGGTTTCCATCTGATGCTTCGTATGATTGCCCCTTTGCTACAAATGTAGAGATCTCAAGAATAGTATTCTCATCTACTATTTTTAATTTATTATTCTCAAGAATATCTTTAATTGCAGAACAACCTAGTCTTTTTGTTTTGCGATTAATCTCAATGCCAATAGCATTTGCTTTCACCGCAGATTCAACATGTACATTCTCATATTCAAGATCATGATATAAACCGTTACACACTACAACACCTTGATCATTTGATTCTACGACCGCATAAGCATCATTGTAGACTTTCGCATACTTATAGATAATATTTGGGAAGAGTAAAGGAGAGATAGTGTTGTTGCGATATACAGCAACCTGTGAAAACGGGCGAACGCTAATATCGATCAAATTAAAAGTAGAATAGTCCTGACCTCTTCCCTTCGAAACATCAACTGTCATAATATATTCATGACCTTTAACAGGCTCTTCATAGATTAGAAGGTCACCGCCTTCTAATGCTTTCTTATACGGCTCCGCTCTGAAACCCATAAGTGTTTCAGCATTAATAAGAGTATCGCCTGTCCCGAAAAATGTGTTTCCGAATTCTTGATCAAACTGAAGTTGACTAGTGTTGGCTATGGTTTGTTGTTTCCAGTTTT